TTCTAACCTGGTTCACGTCCCGTTGTATCTCTGTGGCTGAACGTACCGGGCCACCAGCGGGGGTGAGTTGGTCTGTCATCATGATTCTACGGATTTGCTGGCGCAGGTCATCAGCCTTGGCGAATGCGATATTGAAGTCAACACCTGTCGTTAGTGGGACTAGGTTATTCACGTCCGCGACCATGATGATCTGTCTTGCACCGATACGCACTGTGCGAGGATTCAATACGCCATCGTCTGCGGCCTTCCACATACCATTGACCGCTATATCCAGGTTCTTTAGTTCAAGCGCTTCCAGTTGATTAAGTGTCTTGGTAGTCGGCAGAACTTTAGATCCCATGCCTGTAGCGTAGGGTGTGCCGGGAATACTTGACCAGCGCGGTACTGCACATGGAAATTCCTCATAGCCTGATTCCCTGATGATCTTTCGGGTAGTCCGTTCGTAATGAGTAGACTTGAAGGGAAGGTTCTTGGCTAAGATGCCTTTAGCGTTACGGTTAGGCTCTATCACCCATGCCACTTCTACTGTGGATGTGTATAGGCCATCATCAAACTTCTTCTTTGTCTCATCTGACAGGTTCTTGTACCCGTACTCACTGACCATCTGTTCTACTGTAGGCGTAAATATACGGGCGATAGTGTCAACTATTCCCCCAGGCTTAGAGCATGCGATGTAACACTGATTGAGCGGCCATGACTGGAAGTTGTACCCACCTATCAGGTTGCCGTTGGTATCCCGTGCCTGCTCGATGTACATAACCATCCAGCCTGCGGGTATCTCATCGCTTAGACACTCGTTAGATGCAGTATCGAAGTTTGATGCGTGAATGTTGGTAAAGATGAACTCAGTTGCACCGTCCATCCATGCGGTTTCACGTTCGCCATTCTGTCCTGCATCCAGATTGAACCACAGACTATTCGCTGGTGTAGTGCCAGCAAGTATTGTGCTTTTAAGAACTTCGCATGCATCGATGGCGGTGTCATCGTATATCCTCGCTCTCAATGCAGTGGTGTTGGTGCTATCAGGAACGGATGTACCCTGCCATCCTAATGATCGTTCAGGGGCTAGGTATTGGAAGGCCTCTTGCCAGTTGTACTCCAATGGCTGACGTTGTGCCACCATCTGGCTTACACGGCGTTCCAGCTTGTCGATATCGGTATCAGCCACTATGCGCCCAGCGTTACTTTGCCGGTATCAGCCATCAAGCCTGCACCTGTCTCCAATGCACTGGCTGCACGGCTACGCTTCTTGAGGGTTGTCTCCTCATTGGCTTTGCGCTGTGCTTCGGCTTGAGCCTTGGCTGCTGTCACTGCGGGGTCTTCTACTACTTCCCGTTTGGGGGCTTTGCTTGATGTGCTACCCATTTGTAGGTTCCTCGAATGCGCAAGGTGTGAACTTGCTAGGATCATTGATACTTGCTACGTACACACTGCCATCCGTGAATGCTGAGTAGATGTTATTGCCGAACTGCCACAGGTTGACCAGTTGCTTGTCTACAGCAGGCGCTGAGTCAATAGGATAAGTAGCAGGAGACACAGGGAAGCTAAATGTCTCCAAATCGCCACTGGCTACCATCTGGAATGCATCTGGTTTAGGCTTAGCCATGCTAGTTCACATTCTCAGGTTTAGGAGGCCAGCCAGGGTGACATATCCAGCCAATGTCGCTTAACTCAGGGGGGAATGGCTCACCTGCTGCCTTGGCTTTGGATTGACGCTTCTGTACTTCATCGGCTGTCGGCAACTTAACATTCGTAGGTGCTGTGCCTGTGGCTTGGTTCTTCAATAACTGATTGAGCAATGCTTTCAGTTCGATGTTGTCTTGAAGAATCTTTGCTGCGTCTGTTTCGTTTACATCAATAGGGGCTGTAGTGGGATTCTCGATAACACCATCACCGCCCTTTTCCAGTTGTTCTTTGATGTCTGTATCGGGCTTAGTATCTTTAGGGGTATCGCCAGGGGTCTTAGGTACGCCACGTGTCATGATATATCTCCATTAGGGGTTGCCTTGTGTTTATACAATGCTACCGTGGATTAGTCAATACATCCGCGCGTGATTATATCATTCCTATTTTTGGAATAGTCAAGAGGCATTATTCCAGCTACTGCCATATTATGCGCGGCCTAGTATCGTGGATGAAATCTTTCCTGAGTTGGTCTGGTATTTCACGATAGCACTGCGCATACATACGCACCGCAGCTTGAGGATTGCCCATACGCCACATGCGGTTTGCCTCCTTGAATATCTCCTCACGCCGTGCCATCTCTTCCTCACGCGCTAGGCTCCATTCCATTTGCTGTTTGGTCAATATTCCTAGGTACGGGTATGTTTTCATTCCGGCATCTCCCCTATCTCATCCTTGTAAATATCTTTGTAGCGCTTGCTGTCCTGATTGGCTTTGATAGCCGTTACGAATGTACGCTTCACATCATCATCAGTGGTGATTATGTAAAATGAATAGTTGGTGCTGTAAAAACGTCCATAGCAGATGAAGCCCCCGAACATAGGATCGTCTAGGTCTACTGCTGGCAGGATGAATCCACCTGTTATGACCGATACGTGAGGATCTAGGGTCTCGGTAGCCAATATCTCTAGGATAGTCTTTATGTCATCAGGGCTGTCTATGTCACGGCCTGCGGTAAGTATCTTAGTTGTCATTTGATCCTGCCTCGCCATAAACCTTCCCGTCATGATCCCATACTTGAATCTTGGTTGATAAATCCACAATGTGGAAGAAGTCATAGTTTTCGCCAGTGTCTTGCAGACCTATCAAGGCCTCATCAATGGAACTGTATGATCCGATGTAATCTCTCCACCCACCGGCTGCATCATACGCATCATACGCAAATAATAAATAATTCATGGCTGTGTCGCCCTTCCTATGGCTTCCAAAAGGTCAATAGGCTCGTTACCAGTAATGAAATTGCCCACGTCCTTGACCAGTGTGCGTAGCTTATGGTGATGCCCGGCAAAGTCATCGCATAGCTTGCGCATGCCCCCCATGCGTATTATATCCTCTAGATCATCGTCAGTCATGCCGGCTGTGGCTAGTTGTTCCAGGTTGCTGCGTAGAAAACTCATTTTACACTCACTAGGATTCTTAGGGCTTGTGGATAATGCTCTCTCGCTGCGTCAATTAGAGCGCTGGCTGAGTATTCTTCCTCCAATGGATACATCACCACTAGACGTGATTTTGTAACCTGAACGTATATCTTATTTTCGTGCTTTGGTTCGTTAATCTGCAATCCAGTCATTATCCTATCTCCACTACCATGTAAGAATCTGTTGATTTATCGTAACCACGCTTTAACGTTATAGGCTCGAACTGCTTATCATCAATACGTAATACCTCCGCAATGCCGTCCAGTGCTGACTTACTCGCTGCCAGGCAATTATCCAGATCAGTTGACCGCTTGTCTTTGCGCACAAAGGTAATTGTCAGCGGTATCTTGCCTACAGCACCGCAATATTCTATGTGTGGCGCTTTGTTTAGTTCTGCCATAGTCAGGAAACCTGCCACATTGAATGCTTTGTTCTTGATTGATACCGTAGCTCCCCAATGCCTCCCGTTCTTGCGATTAGGCATAAGCCCTGGTGATGGGTATGGCAGTATAATTTTCAGCATTTAATCATCCCCTTTGCAATCAGCTTAATTTGCGTCTCCAGCACGCCTTCATAATGAGCCAGCTTCAAGAACTCACGGCTTAGCCCTGTTTGCAATCTACCGTCTACAGCGTCATGGCATGCTGAGCAGGCATAAGCACCGTGTATGTCCTGTGCCTTCAATCCCATTCCATGCCCGAACCTTACGCCGTTGATATGCGCCATCACGACAGTCTCAGGATTATGGTTGCATATACCACCCAGCCTAATGGTGCAATCTTCGCCGTTAGCGCTTGCTGTGATTTTACTCAATGTTCGCTCCTATTGCTGCTAAACTGCACACCCAACTCTCCCGCGCCCCATGCTTCGATAGCCTGAATGTATTCAGAGAAACAGGTCTTTTCCAATTGTGTAGTTGATACGATACCAAAAACGCCGTCTGGAGATTCTACCCACTTCGATGCTTTGCTCCCATCCTTTAGTGTTACCTCATCTGGAAGCACATGTCGCTTTAGGTAATCATGCCAGATATCTGTGTTGTATTGCCGCCCACGAATCCAGCCCTGCTTTGCTATCTCGCCGATTCTTATCCACATCAAACTGTTCGCGTCTTGACTCCTCGGCCTCTTAGCCTCCTCTATAGTGATGGAGAGGGGGCGGATTGGGTCAATGGGAACGTTACGCAATAACTGGATCGCTGACCCTCGGGATAGCTCCGTTGGTAATGTAATAACTCGCTTCTCGAACTTAGGTCTCATGGCTTCCCCTTCGTCGTCTTCTTGTGGATTTGCATCATGTGACGTTCAACATCGGCGGCATAGCTGGGGTCATGGATAACGCGAAAGTGAGCCAGCATGGTAGTGCGGGTATCTTTGCGCAGAATCATCTTCATCATGAATTCAGCCATGTCTTTAGCATTCAGCTTAGGACTTTCCATTGCCATACTGCACCCATCCGATCATTGCGTTACCTGTCTTTGCATTGTGCCGAGGCTCTCCATTCTTATCCAGCTTCGGGCCTTTGTTCATAATGACCATGTTGGCGACCTTACCGGTCGAAGCAATCCGCATCCAGTCATCACAAAACTGTGGTGCGTCGAATATAGGGCTTCTCTGCGAAGGCTTATCTAATAACCAATCCCGTTCGGCAATCAGCGATATTCTGGTGTAAAACTCTGAGATAGATTCATTGGGGCGCTTTATGTGCTTCTTCTCCATCTTCTTCAAGTAATCGTCGTGCTTGTTCCCAAATACACAAAATGAACTCATTTTAATTCTCCTTGGTTACATTCATATCCGTTAGTGCGTACAGTTGCCTCCTCTTTTTGTTCATTATCTCAGTGGAGTTCGCTCTATACTGATACGGTTTGTTGTGGCGCTATCAACTTCCTAACTTGCCCTAGCGTCGAGTTGAAGTCATTGGCTTGCTGTTTGTGAAATTCCACTCTCTCTTGGTAGAACTCAACTAAATATTGTTTGGCTTCTTCGAACGTTGGGTAATATTTTTCGTAATTTGCAATACGGTCATGGCGTTCTATCTGCCAAGTGTCAGGCCCGCTATATGACCATTGCCTATCGTTACTCCAGACAGACTTATCATTAAATCTATCAACCTCAACTGTGACTATCTTTCGATCGTATTCAACCTTGTACCATGTTTCCATTTTCTACTCCTCTTTTCATTCGATTGGTGAAGCGGTTGTTATAGTGATAAGGGTTAATACGCCAGCTGCAATGTCGCTTTCGTTGTGCAATGGTCAGCAAGCGTCCTGTACACTTCGCCAATATTCTCGTTGGCAAAGCTCTTGTAGCCATCGCCGTACTTTTCTGCAAAGAACATGTGATTGATTGCATGTACTACTCCTGTCGATGTAGTGTTAAACCATGTGTGTACTTCTTGGTCGCTCGGGCCTTCGTAATATTCCTCACGATTCCAAGGGTCAGGCAGTATGCGATTGCATTCATGGCCTTTAATCCTGAACACTATCCAGCCAGCCTTCTCGAGCTTCTTATCCCTGATTGCATCACGTTCCGCATCGTGGAACTCTTTACCGTCGCACTCAATGGCTATCTTTTTAAAAGGGTTAGCGAAGTCCAGGAAGTAGCCACATATTGGCAGCTGCGGATAGAACGGAACTCCTGAACTTCGGATATCACTCCATACTGAATATTCGATCGGCGTAAACTCAGTTATCCAATCACGAAAGTAAGGGTCATGCCTTTGCTCTCCAGTTTCGGCGTATTCTTCTAGCCATAATGGTAAACGTTCTTCCCACATGCGCTTAATTTCAGCAAAGCGTTCAACGATATCAGCGTCCAAAGCGTCCTCCTTTCCCTGTGCTGATTACTGGCACAACTGGCGCAAGCCATCCATGCGCTATGTTTGAGAAGTGCATGGTTTCCTTGGTGAACTGTGTCATCACGTCCTTGGTGGCTCCATGACGGTTCTTGCGGATAATCAATTCAGCAATGCCAACATACTGGCTGTCCTTGTTCTTTTGTTCATCGCGGTAAAGCATGATTACTACGTCTGCATCCTGCTCGATAGAACCAGATTCCCGCAAGTCACTCAATAACGGCCTACTATCTGCCCGAGAATCGCAGTCACGGTTAAGCTGCGCCAATACGATGACAGGAATATCCAGTTCTTTAGCCAGTGATTTAAGTCCAGCTGATATGTTGGCAATCTCCCGCTCCCGAGTTTCCGACTTGAATTTCATCAGCTGCATGTAATCAATGACGATGCAATCTAAACCCTTCCTGCGCTTTAGCCTGCGTACCCTAGAGCGTAATTTAGCCATGGGCAGGCCTTCTTGTTCATCAATGGTTATTGGTAGCTTGGTGACGCTTCCAGCTGCCTTTGCAAACTTGTTGTAATCTTCGTCCTGCCAGTTTTTAATGTTTCCTATATCCAGATTAGCGTCGATCGCCATTATCCTTGTGGCTATCTCTCGGGCTGGCATCTCGAGCGTGGCAAAGTAAACCTGCTTATCCTCTCGGGCAATGTTATGTGCGATCGTGCAAGCCAATGCAGTTTTCCCCATAGAAGGTCTAGCCGCTATCACATACACCGCACCGCCCCTTAATCCACCTAGTACATTGTCCAAGTCCACCAGCCCTGTGCCTTGATAGGTTACGCCATCAATCACATTGCCTAAATGTTCTACCGCTTGTTTTACAGCTGATTCAATATGCTTGGGTTCGTTGGTTTCCCGCTTCTCGAGAATTGAGAATATGCTAGCCTCCGCTTTTTCTACAATGTCAGCTGCGCTTTCATATGGACGTTCGCAGTCCATAATAATCTCGGTCGCTATCGTGAATAGCTCACGAACTAAGGCACTGTCTTTAACCTTGGCACAATAAGCCTTGATGTTCGCACCTCCAGGAGAGTTGGTAATCAGGTCGCCTAGATATCCGACTGCTCCCGTTATGGCTGTATCTTTGTTCTGCTCGAGCTTTTCCGCTACCGTGATAATGTCGATCGGTTGATTCGCTTCTGCCAGCTGGAGCATCGCTTTAAATATAACCTTGTGCCTGTAGGTATAGAAATCCTCTGGCGATATATCCAAGTCATCAATGCGGAATGGTTCGCGGAGCAATCCGCCTAAAATACCCATCTCGCTATCAAGATAGTTAGTTTCCATTAAACAGTCCTGTTCTCATATTTACCTTCCGTTATCTTTACCAGATTGCTTGAATTTAATATCCATTCAATATCTGCCTGCCATGCTGTCGATCGGCCAGTAAGAAAATCTGACTTCGCTATGAAAGAAAATAATTCATCCCACCATGGAAGCTCTTGACGTTCTTTTGATTCTCTCCACCTTGCCTTTAATAACTTCCTGCGTTTTTCAGTCCAGTCCCTTACTTGAGTAAGCATTGGTAAGTGCTGGGCATAGAGTTTAAGTATTTCGTTATGAGGGCAGTCATCAGCGATAGCTGGGGACAATGTATTATTATGGTTACTAGTTATTGGTTTATAGTTATTAGTTAGTTGCTCATCTGTAGTACTGATGTTCAACACCTGTTCAACACCTGTTCTTTTCTGTTGCCTTGATAATGCGCTTGCAATACCTGCTCTAGCTTTAGCGCTAGTATTGGCGCGGTACTTGGCAATCTCGCGTTCGCAACGATCATTTACAAAACCATCATCAGTTTCATAAAAAAACTCTGACAATACGTTCTTCAATGCCTCTTTTTCTTCTTCTGTTACTGCTAATAGCACTCGAGCCAGCTTATTAAAATCAGAAATAAGAGGATTTTCAGTGTCGTAATAAAGCTCTATTGCATCAGAATATAACGAACGTTCAACACGTGTTAAATGCCGAGTAGCATTATTAAAGTCTGCTATGTTCTTCTGGTAGAAGTGCATATTAGCCAGCCAATGCCTCTTTAATAGCCATAGCCCATTTATGCACAGCCTCGGCTTTCTCTGGTGTCTTCTTACGCCCTATAGGTATTAGCTTGGCTAGGTGTAGGGCACGATCTAATTTGTCTTGGTTAGTCATGGTTGATTGCCTCATCAATGAAAAAAAAGATTACAGCCAGCACTATCGCAACTAGTCCGGTAATCATCGCTGTATCTCGACTAATATGCGGAGCAATATAAATCATTGCGGCTATTAGATAGAATTTGTAGGTAGGCATATCAGTCTGCCAACCGCTTGAAGTAGTCATTAAGCTCCTGGACAAGCGTTGCTTTGCCATCCCCTACCTTTATCATGTTGTAAAGGTTTTGCTTGCTTGTACCTACCTTATCAGCGACAGCAGGGATATTGATCTGCGGCTCATTTAGCTTTCGTATTACATATTGAATCATTGTTTCCATGTTAGCTCCTGAGTTGTACTGTTTTCAAGTTTAGTTGACTAGATGAAAATACGCAATAGGGGAACGAACAAATATTTTTGTCTTGGGGTATTGACACGGAGATATGAGGCGTGCGAAGATTCTATCCATGCACTGCCGTTTCAAGTCGTATCAGTATATGTAAGTACGATACGCTGATGGACAAAGTAAGGTTTAGGTTTGCACTCTAACTCAACAAACACAGGAGAGATGAAATGTGTACTTGTCATGCAGATATAGAAAAACGGTTAAGCATTCGTGCCGCCGAGAAATTCTCAGAAGGTACTGAGCACGCAGTAAAGCTAGATGGCTATGGGTTAGCAATAGTTGATAACGATGTAATAGAGATTGGCGTTATGCCAATGAATGTAACTTTTAAGACAACTCTAAAAAATGGCACCGTTAAAGACAAAAAGATTAAGCAATCAATGATGTTTACATATTGCCCATTTTGCGCCGAGAAGTACATTGCGTACGAGGTTAAGTTGTCATGAACAATACTAAAGACCGCTCACAGAACAAAGCAAGCTACGAAGTAGTAACAAACATGCTTGGGCTTAAAGTTTTGCGCCGTGTAGAGCATGAAGCAGAAGTACCAGTTAAATATCCAGAATCACTCTACCGCAACATAACAGCAATGGACTTGATACGTGGCATGACAGATCGAGACTTAAGCCAGTTCGTGCATCATCTATCTTGTGTGCTGACAGTTGAAGACCATGAGCCGGAAGCGTTCAGGCAGTTAAGCATTAATCACATGAATGAGTTTTTACAAGGAATGGCGAAATGAACTCCGAAGAAAACAAGTTATATAACAGAGGTTACAAAGCAGGATTGCGCCGATCTAAATCAGTTACTGAGCTTAATGACAAGGCGCAATTCCGTAGAGCGGTTTATTTAGCTGCATTAGATTCTGCTTTGCGCGACAACTGGAATACAGCAGGCAAGCCACATTTAAACATAAAAGAACGCTGTGAAGTTGCAGATGACATTGCCCGCGAGTCACTAAAGCACTTTTAGATTTAATAACTTTTAATTTTATTAACTATAGAGGGTGAGATATGAAAATGTACAAAACAACTGGCAGATATCATGTTGCCAAGATTGAAGAGGTTGAGGTTTTAAGGACAACAGCTCAATCTGTATTCTTTCCAAAGTCAAGAAGTGGCGTTAAGGGAAAGGAAGATAGACATGCTAAACATTCTGACCATGCCAACTATTTCGAGACATGGGAAGAAGCAAAAGAGTATCTCATGGATGCCGCTGAAAACAAACTTTCAGGCGCAAGAAGGCAACTTGAGTTAGCCCAAGCTTTCCACGGAAATGTTAAAGGTATGAAGCCATGAAAACTCGCATACCAATGAAAGATAACGGAGGATCAGCATTTCCATCACATGGCAGCATGGGTGAGGTTGCACAGGAAGGTATGTCATTGCGTGATTGGTTTGCAGGGAAAGCATTAAGCGGGATTGTCCCTCAAAATAGCAGTGGATTTAGAGAATGGGAATGGTACGGAGAGGCCGCATACAAATTAGCAGATGCCATGCTGGAGGCTCGTGATGCAAACTAAAATACCACTACTGCACAACTACTACGGACACGGTTGCTACACGATGGAGAATGAACCTGTCACTACACCAGGGAAGGTTAATAACGCATTATCGTTGCTTGCACTAGGGATTAGTGTCAGTTTCTTCTTGTGGGCTTTTTGGGAGTGGATAGCGTGAACAATGCATTCAAAGAATATTCAACTGGCATAGCGTTCGGAATCCAGTTAAGCAAGAATCAATGCAATATCTTGTTAAGGCTAAATTCCAATGCTTCTACGCTTGAGAATCTATGGTTATTGCAAGTAGGTCAGCTTACACCTTTAGCGGCTCGTGGGCTAGTTTACTGGAATTATAGTGCAGATGGTGAGGCACAGGGATTCCAAGGGCTTACAAAGGCTGGAAAGCTGCTTGCTGAGCTATTGCAAGAGGCTGGCATGACAGTTGAATCAACAAACAGCGTTAGCATGATCCGTAGACTTGAGCGTGATAAACAATCTGAGTTAACTAAGGAGTAGATAGTATGTATTACAAAGGCTTAAAAAATCGTTTGGTTAATTATCTCAGTGCTTCGTTCTCTGCATTCTGCCATTACGTGAGTGCAGCTAACACCGAGACCGCAGAGGAAACAAAAGCTAGGGTGCGTGATGAAATAGCCAATGAGTTTAAATATCGCGTTATGGCTAGTTGTATTTCGCGTAGTTTCTGATATAGTTTTAATCGTCGGTTGCTGGAGAGCAGGTAAGCTGAAGGTGCCTAACTCACCCGAAGGCCGACACACTCACTCACTGTTAGTTAGGAACACACGATGCTTACACAAGCCGAATTAAAAGAACACTTACATTACGATCCAGACACAGGAATATTCACTAGAATAAAATCTGTTAGTAGTTCAGCCATGGCAGGAATGCGGGCTGGATCAGTAAGTGGGAATAAATACCGAAGAATCATGATCAGTGGAAAATTGTACGCTGAGCATCGCCTTGCCTGGCTATATGTGCATGGAAATATGGATTTACTTTTGGATCATATTGACCGAGATAGGCAGAACAACCGGATATCTAATCTAAGGCCTTGCACACTTAGCCAGAATGGCATTAATTGTGCGCTACGCTCTCACAATACTAGCGGTCACACAGGGGTTTGCTGGAATAAAAAGTTAAACAAATGGCAAGGTCAAATAATGGTAGAAAGAAAGTTAATCCACTTGGGTCTTTTTCTTGAAAAAGATTTAGCAATAAATGCTTACAAAGAAGCGAGGGATAAATATTACCCTAACTTCAAAATAGAACTTTGATCCAACATTACCAACAGGGAGAGAGTGATGGACGATACAACTTACGCATTACATGATGATGAAAACAATATTCGCAAAATATCAAATAGCCTAGACGATGCGACTAATTATCTGGTTGAAGGAATGCCAGACGGCCTATGGAATAAATTATTCGGGAAGCCAGCGGATATTCGTATTGATGCCTTCAAGGAGTATGGCTGGAAGGTAACTAAAGGTTATTACACGCAACGATTTGAACTTTAACCCATCACCATCATAGGAATAGACATGGAAGATTCCTTTTACCAAACAGTAGCACGCGAACAAGAATGGCGTGATGAAGGCCATGACAAACTTCATCAACCTCAACTTAACACGAAAAGGAACCAGAATATGAACACCGACATAAACTCAATGAGCTTCGATCAACTCGTACCCAGCAATTCAACGTATCTCGCAAAGGATGACGTAGGTGAAGACGGCGTTATCTTAACCATTAAAGGGTTCAAGATGGAAACCATCAAGGGCGATGACGGCGATGAAGAAAAGATGGTCATGTACTTCGATGAACCTGACTTCAAGCCCATGATCGTCAACCGTACCAATGCGCAGCTTATCGGAATTGCTACTGGCGCACCTAATGCTGGTGCTGCCCGTGGTAAGCAAGTCGTTGTATATAACGATGCCACAATCAGCTTCGGCGGTAAAGTAACTGGCGGTATCCGCATCAAGAAGGTAGCGGGCGCACCACGTCAGGCAACCGCACCAACCTATGCACCAGGTGGAGATATCACCGAAATGCAATCAGATGAACCGTTCTAAGCACTAGGTATCAGCCATGATTAAAGATTACGACAATGATTTAGTCATGGCTGAACTAGGCAGGCGTTCAGCTAGATATACACAGATCAAGCAAGCTAGGGAAGCACTCAGGGACGCTGCTGTGCAACTAGGACTGTCTAACGATATCCAGTTGATACTAGGATGGCAACGAGACATAAATAACGCGGTAGAACAGCTTATAGAGGCGTTGAAACTATCATGAAAACATACAAAGTACAGGTATTCGCAGATTTGGCAGGCATACCCATCAAGACATTGCAGAACTGGCATAAGAGCGGGAAGCTAGTGGCCGGCACTAACTTTTACGGCAGACGGTATTACACCGATGAGCATATGGCGGAAGTGAAGAAGCTGTTAGCTGCACGTTGAAATGGCAGGATGCATCGCCAAGGCCTATGCCGAATGAACAAAGATAGATTTTATCTATTGACCTTCGACTATTAGTTAAAAATTACAATTGGCGTTATTTTATGCTATCCCCTAACCTTATCTCATTCAACAGGAGAGAGAAACGATGTCTGAGGAAAACAAAGAATTAAGATTAATGGCACAACGATCTATCAAGAATTACATGCACTATGAGCTATATGAATTAATTGGAGGCCCTGAGATGATGCCATTCTTTGACCAGCAAGCTGATGTGCTAATGAAGGCTGTAGATAATGCAATCAGTGCTGTAAAAGAGCATCCGCTGGCTACTAAGATTAAGAAAGCACCAAAATCATGACCAACCTCTACCTACCCGAAGCACTATCCCCTGGCGATGCATTGATCGAACGTGCTGACGATGCTATTAGCGCTATTCAGGATATGAAGGGGACAGTCGAGTTTATTAAAGCGCAGGCAAGACAGGCAGCGCTACGGGAAGCCGCAGTAGTTTGTCAGGCATACGCAGCAGAAGCGATAAAGCACGGCGAGACTGTGCATGAGAGCGCAGGTAAATATTGCCGTAATGCAATTCTAAACTTGTTGGACTTGAAATAGGAGTGAGCAGTAAGGGCGTTCGGCGGAATGGTAATCCGCGAAGTTGAGAGCAATAAGGGATTTCTAGACCCGGATGGCTTTAGATGATGGTGTAGCGATATTGGTAAGCGCAGATGAACAACATCAATACGTTGGTTCGATTCCAACCGCCAAAGCTGGAGCTTTACCACCAGCAGCACCCTTTCTGCTTACTTATGCAATGTGAGATTAACTTAACTTGGAGAATGTGATGGGTGAAAGAAGCAGTGGAATTGATTATACCGACAGGCCTTGTGATAGCCGGAGTATGGCCGATGGAATCAGAAATGAAGTTCATAACCTGTCGAGAATTGTTCACTTAGCAAATCAGCATTGGTGGACTGATAACGATGGAGCTGACATTCGCCTGAACCCACTAACTTTCAGTAATAAGTTGCTGTTGATAGTAACCGAGATTTCGGAGGCTTGCGAAGGTGATAGAACAGGGATTATGGATAAGCATTGCCCTGAGTTTGAAAACAGGACGGTGGAGCTTGCAGATGCATTGCTTCGCATACTTGACTTGGCGGCAGGTTATGAATTGCCACTTGGTGCCGCAGTCGTTGCCAAGATGAAATTCAATGCTGATCGAGATGACCATAAGTTGGAGGCTAGGCGCGCATCTGGCGGCAAAGCGTACTAATGCAAATTTATCTTAATTACTTCCTGCTTTTCCAGTTCGCGGTAATGGCATGCGCATGGTTTCTATCTGGCGACAAGATTCAATCTGTGTATTGGCTAGGTGCTTTCTTGTGCACCGCAGGCGTAACTTTTAAAGCTTAACCGCTATTCAACTACAACAGAAGGGATAGGTATGAACAAGCCATTGCACGTAGGAACCAGTCCATTAACGAATCGCATCTATGTAGGGCATGTTCTTAAAGATGGGTTGCATTGGAGCATCAATAAACAAGATGTTACTGGCAAGGTAGTTGGTGCAGTTTGCGAGCATGTGCTGCTTAACGGTGAGCCAGTGATAGTGAATTGTAACGGGAAGCCAAAGTTCAAGATAACTGTTGAGGACTTGGATGTAATCCCTAGTGGCATGTAACTTTGAATTGATAATGATTGGGAGTGCAGTGAAATGAAAATTACGATTGATTTAGATAGGTTGCAACAGCTTATCAAAGACAGTGCCAATGCCACATTGAACGGCGCATGGGAATCTGAAACTGAATGCATAGGCGTGATTGAGGAAATGCAAATCCACCTAACATTCACCAAAGACGAATCTGATTTTATTGACAAAGTAAATGAAGACCTACCAGTAAAAGGTGTTGTTGAAGTCTACAAGATTAATCATCCAAGCACTGACACATCTTTGTATCTTGATGTTTCACCAGGGGGCGAGTTGTCGGCCCGCGCAGAGGCAATGGACTATTTCCCAGAAGACTACAGCTCAATAACAGTTGAGTTAATTGATATGGAAATATCTGAGTATCAATCAATGCCTGAATTTGAGGGTTAAATACCCGTGAATACGGTATCGCGTATCGACTGAATCACCGCCCGAATAACCAATAATAGTTTTAGTAGTTTTTAGCAACTAGAGGATAGATAGATGAATAGCCCAATTAATGATGTGATATCAGAACGTGCCAGGCAGGATGCCAAATGGGGCGGCGCTTCCCACGATGACCACCACACGGTCGCTGAATTTGTGCAACTTATCGAAGACTACGCTGGCTGGGCGAGAACTATGGCAGGCATGGATAGCCATGAAAAAGCCCGTAACCGACTAATACAGGTTGCTGCTCTTGCTGTAGCGGCTTGTGAGTATATAGATAGAAATCATTTCCCTGCGAGTCAATACGGATTGGTGAGCAAGGGGAAAGCGTGTCTTGCATGTGAGCAAAGAGAAGCGACACCTGATTCTGACTACTGCCATGACTGCAAATCACCGTTCAACCGCTAACCCCAAGGACAACACACATGAACAATGCAGACGTAATGGATGGAGAGGATAGGCCTTGGAAGATAGGTGAATTCTGGTCTTCATCAACTCCAGGAAAGAAAGTGTGGATGTTGGCTAATCCTGAAGATATACAAAGGTATGGCACTCATCGTGACTTCATCCGGTGGATTGCGGAATCAGATCAAATGCAATCCCAAGCCACCCGCATCGCCGAACTTGAGGCCGCTGTAACATCCATGGAGCTTGGCAGGAGGGATGCTGAACTGCCCGAGGTTTTATTTTATAAAGAAGATAGGGCTTGCCGATCAGCGATAAGAGTCGAGTACATAAAGAGTGATTCTCTTTGCTATTACTACGCAAAATGTGAGGGAAGTAGCAGCGTTGTAGTGAATATAAGCAAGTTTGAAATAGGCAATATATTGGTTGGTAAAAGTGGAAAATTCTTTCTAACTAGAAAAGAACTTCAAGAAGACACCCTTGGATATTTAAAAGGGTGTGTAGCGGCCCTGCAGAATTATTTGTCCGAGGAGTCAGACGCCGCCATAGCCCTATCGAAGGAGCAGAAATGAGTCTATTCCAATGTGAAGAGTGTGGATGCTGCGAGAACACGGCGCTATCGTCACAGGGACATAAGCCACCTGCCAAGTGGTTTGATTGGTATGGAATAGAGGATCGCATGGGCAAGCAGTTATGCAGCGCCTGTGGACCAACGAAATATGCAAGTGGCGAAACTTGCGACAAAGGCGGCGGGTGGCATGGTCAATTTGAGCGCTTGTATTTACCTAAAGGCATGTTTAAAACCAACCACGTAGGCAACCTTGCGCACAAAGATACTGGCGACGAGAACTACAGGGCTTATCAGATTAAGGAGCCATTATGAAGAACGATAAAGTTTTAGCTCTGGCAGACCAATTCAATATTGGCGGTGTATGCGACAAAAAGGACATACTCGCCTTCGCCCAAGCTCTTTCCGTGCATAGGGGAGAGGCAGTCTGGCGCGTTATTGCTAAAGATATTAATGGACAGATTCATATAAATGCTACTTTCGATTCAGAAGATAAAGCCAACCTCCTAAAAGAAACATGTGTTAGCAAGGGCGGATACAAGGGAGCAGACGTAAAAATATTGTTTGAGGACGCCGCCCCTGTTACTCCTGTAGGGGATGAGTGGCAACCGATTGAGACAGCGCCGAAAGATGGCTCAAGTATATTGCTATGCATGCCTGGATCGACAGATATTTATATTGTGGTTGGATGGACTGAGGCTGACCCTTATGAGCCGCGAGTTATCGAGGGATGGGAAACTACTTACGGGGATATAGTCCTAACGGAGGAGGAGTTGATGGCTGGGAACCTGCCCCCTATGTGGAAAAATCTACCAAATTGTCCGCCTACTTCGCTGAGTTATAAGCACCCTATACCTGCTATCCCTGAACCATGAGTAAAGCTATCAGAGAACTAGGGCACTATCGCACATCTAAAAGGTGTGAGGCGGTGTGGGTTAGGATATTGCTGCCGGCTAACGAGCGATGGGAGTAACTAGTCCGGCACGTTCCTCTATAGCCTTGTTGTGCGTTATAGCTACTTCGTTGCAGGCTGATCCGATTCGTAAAGCATATTCTCGTAATCGTTGAAAGCCTTCTCCAAGTTCTGCCGGAAGCTGGGCTGTACAGGTTGTGACAGGCTGGCTTCCGCTGGCTGAACCTTCGGGCACTCCTTGGGCGGTTGTGGTCTTACCAATGTAGGATCGCAGGCGGCGAGACTTAGTGCGCTCACTATCAAGGCTAAGTTGCAAAGACTTTTTCTCATTTTCAATTTCCCCTAGTTGTTGCTGCGCTAATTTCCTACCGTTGTCTGCGTTGGTACGTTCCTCTAGTCTTGCGGCGGTTATTGCATCTGCTACAGATTTTGCTGTTTTTGCATCTTCCTTGGCATTAAGTGCGAGTATTTCCTGTCTTCCTGCTTCATACGCTGCATCGTAAGCCACGTTCTCTAGGTGACTGTGGTAAAGGTATAGGCTAACAATGATTAACGCGCCTAATAGGTATTTCCAATACTTGAGAGCGAAGGCAATAATGGTTGTCATATTTGAGTTGTCCCTACAAGATGAAACATTACCGCCCCTGGGGATGCTTCGAATATTGAAGCAGACAAAAGGGTACCTAAAGTTAATCCTAATGCAGGCTTAATCTTTTTGAACGTGACAGTTATCTGGTCACCACTGACCGCAACCCCGGATATGATGTCGTCGGTAGCAATAGGCAATGCTGAGTAGACCAGGGAAGCATCAGGCATAGTTCCTGTCCACGTTCCATCACTGGCAGATACCATGCGCTTTGAGTACATAACCTCGCCGCCACGCTTAGGGATATCCACTACATATCCCGTTACCGCATTAAAGATTCGATTGAGCGCCATCACAGACCCTTGATATTTTTCACATAATCATAGGCTTATTATGTGGCACTGCATAGGTGTGACGATAGTACTACGTTGATACTCGGATAGCCCATCCGCTGGCGAAAGCTTTCTGCACAGGATCGCGCTCGCATATCTCAATATATCGCATCCCTTGTTGAGACCTGATTAGATTGATTACAGCTACAGTGCCAGGTTTACCACGTCCATTGATGTAATCTGACAACGCCTTAATCGTCAATGAACCAATGATGCCATCGACAGATACTGACTGTTTACACAACACAGACAAGGCACGTTGCAGAAAGCGTACAGCAATCCCCGTTCCCATGTTCACGCCTATGTCGAATAGTTTCTCTGCTACCTCGCTGGACACTAGGGATATATCATCGCCACGGATAGCATCCCAATAGTCGCGCTTGTATATCTCTCTGGCGGTATTAAGCGGCAGTGACTTCATCTCGCCTTTGTAACCGTAAGCGCGTGCTACTTTCTCGGTTATTCCGAATCGGGTAGCCCCGCCTTTATCTGCCGCGTGGTAACTGTACCCGCCCTCATGTCCAACTGTTTTATCGAATGCTGATAGAAAGCTCATTTGTCAGTAGCCCTTCCATTACGTTCTTTGCGCTGACTGTAAGCCCATAGCTCATTTAGGTAAGTCAGAAAAACAATGAATACGCCTATCCAGACAATCCACGTTTCCTTGCCGGCGAGTTTGGTTAAAGCGCCTACCCCGATAAGAAGGAATCCGAACGCTCGTATAAGATTCTCAGTATCGATCTTGCTGTCAAGGATGCACAGCACAGAGGCCAGCGCCAGGAATGCATATATGTAAGTCATCAATTTATCATCTTCCTCAAGGTTTCCAGAATCCATGCTTTTAGTTCTGACGCGCTAATGCTCTTGATTGCCTGCATCAGTTTATTGACTATCACCAGGCCGGCTATACCAATGGTCATGATGATGGCCTGTGCCATTAAACTTTCTGGATTGATGCCCCGGTATTCTATCCATGCACCACCACCCCATATTGCTAATACTAGACTACAGGCGAATGACGTAGCAATAGATCGCCATCCTGTTTCCTCTTTCGGCATATACTTGAGAGATATCAAACTCCCGCCAAAGGCTGGCATCAGCTTGACTAAATCAGACCACAGCTTGAGCCAGAATTGATCGTCCATTACATACCCCGTGTTCATTTAAGGTTTTCACCCTCGTCATTAGCAAGCCACGGCAAAGACATTATTAGCTCCTTGCGTCTAGTTAAACTCCACCATGTAGCCCGTACACGATTAAACCTGTTACTTGCATCTGTAACGCCATCATCCTTCTCTGGCTTAATCCACATAATGATAACAAAAGTACCCAACAATGTGGGAACCCAACACCCAACCCATAGCCATATGTACCACTTCATTTGCAATGCGCCGGGAGGATGTAATTAAGAAGCCAGCACAGCTTAGTCGCCAGCTTGCCACGATATCCAGACTTGGACTTTAATCTTTCTATTCGCTGGGTTAATAGCCACTCTTTAGGCCAGTCAAGGAATATCAATGTGCCGTAAGTCACATTCACAACCATATCCAGTACAGCCCCTATCCCTGTCACTATCCAGTACAGTATCTTTGCTACTACGCTAGTGTTCTGGCGAGTGTAAGTGTAGGCATACAGCACATAGACAACCAGCAATGTGATTGGGTTTATCAGGAGCAAGTAAATCATGACAACTCCCGTATCTGTTCACGAATCAATGCAGCCTCTTGGTCTAGTTCCTTGAAGCCTTTATAAGCAGGAAGCTGTGCAAGTTGCTCAACGGTAAAGCCTAGGGTTGGCCTCATCACTTCATACAGTTTAATCATCGTTTCACGAATGGCACGGAGAGAAGTATCTTGTCGCTCTAGAACATCTAAAGCTGATTTTAATGCTTCGGCCTTCTGTGCATTGGTCAGTATAGGATTGAGTACGGCCTCGATCTGCTCCTCGGTTGCGACTACGGCATCATCAGGCCATGAGGGAAGTGTTGAAGCATATCCGCCTGCGTCATCGTGAAGTTTGTTATCAGGTGTAATGTAAAGCGTCATTTTATTATCCTTCAAAAGTTAGCGTTTTTCAGACCATTTTTGCAATACTTCCGCACTTGTCCTTGTTACTGAATAGCTGGCACCTGGAGGGACTTCAAAATTAATGCCTTGTGATATTGAATTTCCTGGGCCGAAGGCTACTGAATTACCATTGACGAACGCAGTAAAGACCGTTGACGTGCTCGTGCTACCTGATGCAATTACTGACACCTTGATGTCCTTGCCTGTGGTGTTGTAATAGGTGGTGGCGAAAGCACGGGAAGCTGTTACGTCTTGGTAAGATTGCAATGTACCAAGGTTATCACCTGCCATACCCCCGATGCCTTGCACTAAACTAGGTGCGGCTGCATACGTTCCTGCCACTGCCTGTGTTGATTCAACATAACCGACTATGCGGAATGGCACGTTACTTCTTGCAGTAGTGGAGTAGATAACGTTAGCAGAAGTCGCACCGGCTGAAATGGCTGTCGTGCTAATCAGGGTTGTTTCGTCAAGGTTCAATAGTCCAGCCGCATTCACAATGGCAAGTTCTACTGTGCCTGCGTTGTCGATAGCCAGCAATACAAGCCTGGATAACGTATTGTTGACTGTTCCTAATGTCGCACCGGATGGTACGACTAAGGCTACAGGGCTTATGACTGTTCTAGTGTTTGGTACTCCAGTTGTTAGGGTAGTAGACCGGAAGTCAAGAGATGTGGCGTTTAATGTGGATGTAAGCGCGTTAGCCGCTACTGTAGCTAGCACAGGCTGTATCTGCTTAGACGAAGGGATTAACGCGGCCAGGTCGCTTGCAAGACCTATCTTGGTATTGCCTGAATCGCTGGTGTCGGAGAATACGACCTTATCCGTACCCACGATAGTCGCTGTAGTCGCCGCTGCGAATATGTTGGTAACAAGTTTTACAAGTGTCACCCCTCCGTCTGCCAGTTGTGCTGTGCCTATCGAACCATTACCAATGACCGGGCCGGCTGACATGGCGATAACAATAGGATTCCCAAGTGAATCAAAGCCTAACAGCATATTAGCCCGTGCCGATGGGATATCCGTTACGGTTTCACCAGTTGGAACCTTGAGGATATTGTTACCGCCCGTTGCCAAGTCTTGAATCATCATGACAAGACGGTCAAGGTCTTCATTCACTTCTTGCGCCTGGAAGTCACCGGCGTACTGATAATCGGTAGTTCTTTCGACTTGAGTAGCACGGTATAGAATAACCTTTGCGCCAGAAGCAGGAGCGCTACCAAATGTTACATTGCCACCCGATGGATTGCCCACCCCGGTGACGTTGTAGTCAGCGCCGATGGTCTTAACTATTCCGTCAATCGTCACCATCAGATCGTCCGTGGTGAATATCTTGAAGGTATACGAGAAGACCGTAGTCACCCCGTTACCTGTGTAAGGGCTTATAGGTGTTTGCTGGGTCACTGACATAATCTAGTCCTCGGTTATTACTTCGTATTGTGTGGCATTAGGTCGCCATAGTTCTTGTTTAAGATCCACTATATCCCCGACAATCTGGCCTATCCGGATAGGTGTTCTCGTAATCGCCCTTGCCCCAGAGTCGATATGGTCATCCGCCTGGTTCGTGACCGCAGGGTTAAAGTCTTTCATCTCATCGTAGACCGGGCCATCCAATACTCTACGGTGCGCCCACAGGAATCCACCACTAATAGGCGCTTCCAGACCATCAAGAATAGCCTTCTGCTTGTTGCCTGTAACGTGGTCTTCAATCACTGCAGACTGTGTACCGGCAAGGTGTTTACGGAGTATGGGAGGGACGAACCCGCCTACCCCATTCGTCTCCACTACCACGCTGGGGATATTGTACTGTATGACAAGTTCTCTGACACGTTTACATTGCGAATCCACATCACCCATTAAAGCCTCGGCGAAGTGCCAGTACAGGTTTCCTCTCGCGTCAGTCAAGATAAGACTGATCGGTGAAGCATCGCCTCCTATCTTACCTAGTGAGCAATCCCATCGGCACGAAGCACCGACGATTGTTGCTGTTCCAAGTATCATGTGGACAGACTTATTCGCACGGGTTATCACAGGTTCCACATCGTACATATGGATGCGGTCAGGGTCTAAGCGGATATCGTGAACAGGTTTTGAATGGAGTTGGTACTGTGAATCCCATTCGTTGATTGTCCGTGTTTTCTTCCTACGGATAGCCAGTTCGTCATGGTCGAAGCGTTCAGGCCATGCACACCCTGCGTATAGGTCTACCAATGCGCCAGGAGCAGAAGCGAATATAAGACGATTGCCTTTTATCTGGTAATTGAATCCCTCATGCAGAACCTTGGATTGCTTGCCGATACCCTGGAACACGTACTCCGGGATGAAGGGTATATCGTAGGCTGCGTCCGATGCTTCCTCTATCCTAAAGGCTTGCTCGAACATGCGGATAGTCAGGCAATCAGCGCCCATCTTTTCCTGTTCGTCATACAGGCTGTCGTGGGTGTGAGGTGTCCCGATGTACAACTGCCTTCCACCCGGCACCAGAATGTGGGTCTGCTCACCCAGCCTGTAACGTAGCTTTTCTCTGGCTTCCGGTGTTTGAATATTTCGGGGTACTTCAACATCGTCGTTCTGGCATTCATCGGCACGAGCAGAAGTAACATTGGAGAGAATCCCTTTAACATACATATTCGCGTTACGGGCATCGGTTGAACCGGCTACCCACCATTGTTCTATGCCGCCAGTGATAACCATATCGCGTGTAAGAGGATGAGACTGGAGTATGTTTTGCACGTCACGGCTAGACTTGTAAGCTGTACCATCCGATTCTGATTGTAGCAATATCCGATAAGTTGGGTCTTCGTAGTACCGCCATGCGTTGTAGATATCCAATATCGTAGACTTTCCGAAGCCACGGAAGCATCTGAACACGGCGATATTGCCTCGGTGTTCTAGCCAGTTCACAGCCTCAAGGTGAACGTCAGGCACAGTCCATCCTTTATGCTCCGAGAACATCCAAAAGAACGTGAGAAAGTTTACTTTAGTGGACAATGCCTTTACGCTCCTGCATACGCTTCAATGCGTCTTTAGCCTTACGATCGGCAGAATTTACCTGTTCCAATATATCGTCTACCTCTTTCTCAACAATGAACCCATCCAGCTTGTCTGCAAGGTTGATTGCACCATGTAGGAGCGAAAGTGTGGCAGTAGCGTTGCGCTTGTCCCAAAACCGTGCGCCACGTTCGTCCTTGTCCATATCCTTGAGGGTCTTTTCTGCGGCAGTCCAGTTATCCGGGTCTGCTTCATCGACCAATACCTCCATGAGGCGCTCGGTCACATCAGCCATTTTCTTGCGTAACTCATCTCTGATTCTTACTACTGATTTAGCCATGTCATTCTCCTATTGCGTTGGCAAAGTCTGGTGCACGGTTGGGTGTCGGGTCGCCCAAGTCCCAATAGTATCCCTGCGAAAATTCCTTCTTAGAGTTCTTTCTTAGGCGTGACAGGTACCCAGGCGATAATGTCTCTTGCAAGTCATTAAGGAACAATCGATCTACCGCTGCCCGGATGTACCACAGGTTAGCAAATGGTAAGTTAGACTTGGTAAACCGCACCAGTTCTGCACCGGCCTTAATCTTCTCTGGTTTCTCACCGCGGATGTACTGCCCTAAGTTACCTAGTGTCAGCCCGAGGAAGTCAATTCCAGTTGATACAACCGGGCCAGCGAGTGAAGCCCAATTCGCTTGACCGCTTCGATTGTTACCGCCCAAGCCTGTATAGAATATGTCGCCAAGTATACCCAGCCCACCACCTTGAGCGAATGCAGCACCCCAGAATTTAGGTGTCTTCATGTCAGCGGGGTCTTTACCGGAGGCCAGTGATTTAAGCTGCATTGCAAGCGCACCGAAGCTCACCAGACCGCCCATTAATGCTACGGAATACCCTATGCCACCCTGTTCCCCATTCATGCTTGTAGCGCGTCTTATGTGGCGATTAGCCATAGCCAGCGGGAATGACTTGAACAGTGACAAGTGACGTGCAATCTCACCCGGGACAGTACCTTTTTGTGTGCCACCACCAAGACTTGCGCGAGTGGTCAGGTCAGGAGTAGTTATAGCATAGTCAGATTCGTCCTGGATGAAACCAAGTAACCTAGCGACAGCCTCATCCTTTTGCTGGATCGTAGCTACATCGTCAGGAATGGCCCGGATGGAATCAGGAGTCAGCATAAGACTTCCCCGCCAGTTCTCCGGTGTTGCTTTGTTCCATGTGCTAAATACGTCAGGGGTTACACCTTGGAACTCTAGGCGCTGTCTATCGGTTACGTCAATGTCATTCCATGCCTTGCGCGATAACTTGCCTGTAGCGCCCTGCATTGAGATTTGGAAGCCACGTTTGAGCGAGTCCGTCCATGCGTTGAGTAATGAAACTTTCATCGTGCCACTTGCAAGACGTGAAGTTATCCCCTGTGACATGTGACCGTCGAAGAACCGTGACATATCACTGATGACCGAATCAGCCTGCAACCCAACTCCATTAGCATAGTCTTTGTAATCACTACCGAATGACTTGATGACGTTCGCCATCGTGTCGAATATAGGTAGTTTGTTGTATTTAGCTGTGGCGATCAGTGTGGGGATATCCGTTACCGATGACAGCACAGTGCCTTGCAACTTCCCTGCGACAGTAAGATTGCGAATGCCCTGATTGATATCCGCTATTTGCGGGTTCACAGCGATGTTATTAGCACCAGTCAATACGTTGTATAGGGATTGCAAGTCCGCACCCGCTATGCCCACGCTAGATACCTTGCCATCCGTCTTAACAGCAAGTGTATTCAACATATCGAACGTAGCTTGAGGATTAGGCCCGAACTGTTCCACTATGCCGATATTGCGAGCTAGTCCGTTCACATGGCTTTGCATGGCATCGAACATCGTACCTTTGCCGAACTGGTCTTGGTACTCAAGCCATGAGTCTGCGTCTTTGAAGTGAATCTCGCGTGACTGACTGCCCTTGTTTGCAAAGGATGAGCCGAACGATACTTTATCGGGATCGAGTTTGTTTATACCCCCTGTCGCAATGGTCTGCCATGCGCGGGTTAGAAAGTCGGTAAAGTCCACGTCCGACATCGGGTTACCGGCAGCATCTACATATCTGGAACGGTCAAGTTTAGGTGATATGAAGTCTACCCATTCATCAACACCTGCTTTTAATACGGATGCCTGGTTGTGTGGTTGTGGGATATAACCATAATCCAGTTTCCCAATATCACCACCAGACCTATTGAACCGTTCCCGCATCTGGTCAGATACTTCGTTCCATGCCTTGACACCTTTTACCGCCAGTTCGTCACCAGTAGACTCACCGAACAGTTCGCGGATGAACCGTGCATTGGCTTCTGGATTCTCCATCAGTCCGAATAGTTTAGGGTCAGCAGCATCGATGGCATCCATCATGTTCGAGAAGGATTCTTTCGATACGCCTTTGATGTAAGTATCTACCTGGTTCAATATGCGTTCAGCAGCATTCGCCCCTGATAAGCCCGCATTGACTTGAGCCTTAAAGCGTTGCTCTACCTTGGCGCGTGCTGCAATGTTTAACGCTAACCTATTGGCTTTCACCTGTGCATCAGCCACCAACTGTTTAGCGGCATCCTGTGCAGCGACAGCGTACCGGTCAGCAATGGACATTGAGCGCCATGCAGCAGGGTCAGCACGCGCTATCCTTGCCATGTTGCCGAGGATGGTTTTTTCGATCCCATCAGCTTCGGACGTGGTTATGTTGCGGCCTATGGCCTGTGATACGGCTTGTATGCACTCGGTACGGATGGCTATGCACTCCTCAAAAAGCATTCTACGGCTGCAGTAAAGCCGGTGCTATCGGCTTCTGCCTGCGCTATGGCATTGTCGGATATCTCTAGTGCTTCGGCAATGGGAACAGTTCTGCCATCGTCTAGCGTGATGGATAGGTCAGGACGTTCTGCGACAAGTTGACGGGCTGCGTTTACTTCTGGGGATGAGTATTTGCCTTGCACTGCTGGTGCGGCTTGCTCAAAGGCCTGTGGTGTCTGTTCAGCTTGTGGCGTTACGGCAGGAGGTGATTCACTTCCACGCGAGCCAGATATCCCATCATCAGGACGAATAACCTGTTCTGGATTGAAAACTACATATTCATTTACTGGATCGCCATTAGGTCGCTTATCCCTGATAATCACGCCATCGTAACCAAGCTCTTGCAGTCCACGGCTAATTAACTCTGACTGCGCACCCGTTGTATCACGCACGTCCTCAATGCCAAGCAATGTATTTATCTCTGCGTAGTCGTCAATGGTAAGCGGATTCTTCATACGGACATTAGCTTCAATAAGGTTACTTCCATACTCAGAAGCAATAGCCTTGTCGTTGGTGAAATATATTCCTTTACCTGCAAAGCCTTCGTCAGTTTTCCCCGCTCTAGCTATATCGAAGTTATCAAAGGTCGCATCTGTCCCGTGGTAAACAGTGACAGGACTTGCATCAGCATTGGCGAGAATGTCTGCTGGCTTACCTAAAGCACGGCCTACACCATCGGCTAACTGTTCAGGCGTATAAGCCACATCACCGTTCTCATGCCTGATGATAGCGGTAGTAATCTTCTGCAATGTGGCAGGGTCTTTGAGGTCTAGCTTGTCACCGGGCTTTACGCCCATCTCTTTTGCCACGGAGTTGATATAACTTGCCGTATCATTCTCGCCAGCCGGTGCCCAGCGATTAATGATGCCGTCTACCGTGTTCAGTCCGTATTTGTTCTGATAAGTCAGCAGGTTCTTACCCAATGCCCGGATGCCGTTCTCTGGTGTATCAAAGGTGGCAAAGCGTCCGTCCGAACCTGTCTTTCCTTGAAACGGGATAGAGGCTTCGATATTGCCGGGATTGTTGTTACGAACTCCGCGAGTAGGACGAATGAATGCAGCCTTACCAATATCAGTTTTGATAGTGACCGGCTCACCGCGTACCAGTTGATTGATTGTGTCTTCCACTGTCTGACGATGGATATTGACTGATGCAGGGTCGATAGCTGCACCCGGGCCGGAGTTATTCTCTTGCGCCTGGATGTTCTTAACCATTGTGGCATTGAGTACATCAGGGGGGATCTGTACATCACGCCCCGATATCTTAGCGCCTAATCGTGCAGCACCCATGAAACCTAATCCCATGATGGTATCGGTTAATACGGCGGTACTGTCGAAGGCCTGATACTGATCGGCTTGCAGGTTATATCCATTGTCTCGCAGTATCTTGGAGGTCTCGGCACGTTGAATCACGCCAACACCTGTATTAGCCCCGACTGTAACGACTGCATCCTTGACTATGTTTTTAGCGAATGAACCCGGCAGAATCGCTCCTAGACCTGTAGACGTGGCATCCACAAATGCTTTCTTGCGAGCAGTCACAGGGTCGATACCGTTAGCAATAGATTCGGCTTCCGATGCGTCATATTCTGGAATGCCAGCAAAGGCTGCCGCACCGATCGGGCCAGCTACAATAGCGCCTAGACCTGCACGCGGTATCACATCAAAGAACCCGTTGACTATCTCGCCTGCAATGCCCGTGTCTTCTGGCTGTAGCAGTTTAAGCGATTGACCTAAATCCTCCTGGATGTCGGTTTCGATGCGTGCGCGATTGATAGGGTCGAATCGTGTCTGCGACCCTACGGTACGGTTCAGGAATGCACCGGACTTCACAATGGATTTGACTACACCTTTCCCGGCTTCTGGCACTACATTCTTAAAGATACCCGGCTCCGGCCCGCCACCGACAGGCAGTAGCTGACTCTGGATATTGGACAGGTCTGATTCTTCGTTAAGTGAATCTAGGTATGACATTAGCCATCGTTCCCTGTGAATCGTGGTTTAGCTTTAGGTGCCGGTGCAGTCGGTGTGATCTTAGGCGTGGCATTGGGATTCATGAAGCGCGTAGTCCCGACAGCAGCAGCGTTCTCCACTGGAGTTTTCCCATCGAACCCATTCACATTCACCGTAACAGGATTGCCGTTTACATCACCTAACCTCACAGCGCCGTTCTGCAAGAAGAACACGCCCTCTTGACCGGATGGGATGAGCGGCATGTTAGCCAGTTCGCCGGTGTCATAACCTGTGTTTGTAGCGATAGTCTTCAATGAAGTATTAACCGCACCCTCGAACTTGTCATCACTCCACCCGTAAGGCTTGATGACCTTCTGGTTGTTGTAATCGAACGTGCCACCTGTCACCACGTTAAATGCTGCATCGCCTAGTTTGGAATCAACATCCTTGTTCTGCGTGTCATGAGTAACGCCGTAGTCTTTCATCATCCCAGCATAAGCGGCTTTGAATCCAGCAAATGCCGCGTTACGGGCTGGGCCGGTTGGAATTGAATTACCTACTGCCTCTTGAAAGTAAGCTGCAAAGGCATTCTCTGTGGGGGTAAGTACAGACTTATCCGTGAGGATCTTGTCACCGGCAAGGATAGTCCTGGCTACGTTGCGTCCTGTGGTTGTGGTTAGGTTACGGAATGCGGCTGCACCTGCGATTTGCATGATGGGTTTATCAGCAGCAACGGCTTTAAGCGCTCCGTTATAGAACGTGGCATTACCCCCGGAGGCTTGAGACAGCACACCGAGTATCGCTAGTTTAGCCGTGTCATCGCCTTTGTCGTAAGCGGCCTTGAACAACATCTGCTCTTGAGGCAGGAACGGTGTCATGCCGGTTGTAGGCCCATTGATTCTGCGCAATCCGTCCAGGGTCATGAACCTGTCTTTAAGCTCACTGGCTACCTTCTGCAATCCGCCTGCTGTAGATAGTTCATTTAATGATAATGGAGCCTGCTGTACGCCGGTCAAGTTCTGGTTGTACTCAAGCGGTGAGTCGGTCAATAGCTTCTGCTGTGCTTCAAGAGCAGTAGTGAGGCGCTTAAGATTCGACTGGTCGCGTACCGTTGCGCCTTCTGTCCTTGCCTTCACTGTAAGTGCCTGGACAAATGCTTGCTGATCGGCAGGCGGCATGTGGACAACCTTCTGTATCGTGTCCTGATATTCCATCAACTGATTAAACTCCGCTTCCGCTGGGGTTCCCTTCACCTTCTCTTGCCATTGTAGAGTAGTGACGGCAGGGGGAAGTATGCCGGTAGAGATTTGTGTCTCGACTTCCTGCAATACAGATTTACCTTGAGCATCCAGCCGTGCAGTCGCTACGGTCTGTTTAGTCTCCAGCTGGTCTATACGTCCGTCTATCTGGCGTGCAATGGCGATACGGCGTTCAGGGTCTAGCTTATCTATGTAATAGCCATCGTCTTTGGTCAGTTCAGATTTAACGCGGGTGAGTCCTTGGATATCATCCGAGTAAGTGCCATAAAGATTATTAACTTGATTAGTCCAGTTACCCTCTTGGAATGTCCTGATGCGCTTGGAGATAACATCGTCTGCGATGCCTGCGTTCTTCGCCACGATACGGTACCGTGCGGCAGCATCCTGATTGATTTGAGCGACATTGGCACCGGGTGCAGCGGCTAGCTTCTCGTTAAGTGCTAGACCTTCCTCTGCTGTTCCCTTCTGTGTCTCATTGAACTGCTTGCCAGCGGCTTTCTGTACGTCGAGATAAGCACCTTGCCTCACCCGTCCTATGCTAGCCTGGTAATTCTCAAGGACTACAGGGTCGCGGCTTTCAGGCTGATACTCTGGCAACTTAGACAGTCGGTCGTTGTAGGCTTTCTGGGCATCGGTGTAAGATATAGTCCCGTTATCCAGTCCCATCTGTACGTCAGCAGATACGCCCTTAACGTCCAATTCGTGCTGTGTGACAGCGTTTACAGCCTTCGCCCTAGCTAGGTCATCAACCGCCTTCTGTTGCTCCTTCTGGATGCGCATCTGTTCGTTCTGTGCGGCAACACGCTCGTTATTCTCTTGCTGGATAAGTGCGCCACCGATACGAACCCCTGTCGTTGCCAGGTTAGATATTGAATCAGCGACTTGATTATCAACAGGCGCGACAGGAGTACGACCGGCCTGCGCTAGGACTTGCGTGCCTTGTGAGCGTGTGATTTGTGCCATTATGCGTTGTACCTGAATTGAGAGCCGTTGCCATCATAGACAGGGAAGAATGAACCGTTTGTGCTTCCACTGTTCGGGTTTGTTGTCTTCCATCCCTTACTGCCGCTGGCTGCATATACGCCCTGTGCGCCTTGCTGTAGCGCAGAGAAGTAAGAGGCAGTCTGTGCGTTCTTGCCTTGACGTGCAGCGACCTTACCCTGATACGCGATATCACTGGCAGTCTTGCCACCGTTCAGGATAGTAGTGAGCGCGTCTTCCTCTGCATCCTGGTATATCTCCTGGTCGATAAGTTCAGCATTGCCGACACCTACCGTTACACCTGAACCTGCCATGTCACTAGCAGCCATCGATCTGCGGCGTTCTGCATCCTTGCGTATCTTGTTGGCTTCAAGCAATGATTCGCTGCGCTTGTTGCGTGCATCGATATCCGCCTGCTCTTGTGCGTCTTTCCCCGCTTTCTTGGCTGCGGCTCCTTGCTCTAACGCTGAATAAACGCCTACCCCAGCAGCAGCTATGGTGGCATACGTTGCAAAGGTGGCTAATTCGATACCCATTTTTATAACTCCATCTTATAGAGGTGTCCGTAGTTCTCAAAACCGCAGTGCTGGTACAGCCTGTCCGTACCTTCTGGGTTCACTTCTGTAGTCAATCCCATGATGATGATTGAAGCCCCTTTAAGGCCACACCATGCAGTAAACTTGTTTATAAGGTTCTTGGCGATTACCCCGTTACGCTTGCCAGGTTCCACGAAGAAGGCATATTCATAGCCTATCAGTTCGTCATTGAACCACCGTGCATCCACGTTACCTGCAATGCCGCCGATTATCTCACCATTATGCCGAGTTACATATACCACGCAGTCAGGGTTATCGATCATGTGCGCCAGCGTGTGAGATACCTTAACCGCATTGTACCCATGCTGTTTGTAGCTTGGGGACTCCTGTACGAGTTGGTAGCCTAACTGCACCATGCGCGGGATATCACCTTTGGTCGCTAGCTCTATCAATTGACGGTTATCTTTCGGATGATATCGAGTAAGTGGAATGGCATAGGGTATGGCTGGCTAATCTCGCATTTAGTTAAATATACTTGGTCTTGCAGGGTAGTGAATCGCACATCACCTGAAACTACAGGCACAGGCTGGTCAAGTAGTTCATCACCGAACTTGCGGAAGTCGATAGGATTGCCGTTAATCGCGACAGCACTGGTATCCAATACCCTTACAGTGATTTGATTGATATGGATCTGGTCGCCCTGTGTCGTACCTGTAGGGCCATCGATAGCCGGTTGATTCGGGATAATCAGCGGGGTAAAGGCTAGGCCTATCTGCACGTCATTAGCTGGCTTGTTTAAGGTAACTGCGCCGCCTGATACGGTATATTTCCCACCGAATTTGCCATCAGCACGAACCTGCACTTCCATACCCTCCAGCCACGGCATGCCTGTCCATGTTTTCTTAGCTACAGCATCGAACCCAACATAAGCGCAATCCAGATAGACGTTGCGGTCAAACACTTCAATGTAGCGGACATCATTGCCATTGATATTGCGCTTAACGGTGACGTAGATATCATCAATGTCCTGATATGGGATAGAAGCGACTGATTCGAATGAGCCTTGAGTAGTCCAGCGGTTCCATCCTGTGACCTCTTGGTCGATGTCGTAAGCGCATACCGGCATCTGTCCGTCAGTACGAATGGTCAATATCGAGGGGTCAGGGTTCTTGGCATAGGCCATGTCCACTAGGCCCGTCTTTGTAATGTGGCTTGAAAAGATTGTACGGTCAGGCGAATTGTAAGAGTTGTTCTCATACCTGTAGCCGGCAGCATTTACTTTCAATCCGCTAGAGTTGACGAAAACAATCTCCGTCCCTGCTTTCACAGGTTTTACGTAGTTACAACCCGCAGCGGATTGGTCTTCTTTCTGGATATTCGTGGGGGTGATGGGCTTTTCTTGTCCGCCGAAGATAGTCATCTCGCTGTCTTCTGTCATCACAAGCAGTTGACCACTAGGAGCCAGGTGACGAATAGGCGTATTGGTATAGCCATCCAGTTCAAAGCGGAATGCGTCATCGTCCTTGGTGCCGAACTGAAAGTTTAGATAGCCTTGTATCTGGCTACCCCATATGTTCAATGGGTATTTAGGACTGCCAGCATAGAACAGGCGTTGTTTACTTATCGATACTGCCCGTGGATATCCAAAGGTAGCATTCCATGCACCTGTCTCCATCGACCATGAGTAAGCAGGCGCGGGAACGGTACTGGTAAGCGACTGGAGGATAGTTCCTGTCATGGTGGTGGAGTTGGTATAGGCGGTCAATTGAATCAAGCCACCGTTGATTACAATGTACTTACCAACGTCGCCGCTGCGTAATGCTCCTACTGATGCAGTAAGCGTAGTAGATGAACCGGCAGGACTTGCCACACTGGATGTTAAGTTAGTTAATGGGCTTCCAGATACTAGCCATCCGAGGCTTGGCAATACTAATTGTGGAAAAGCTGAAAGGATAGTCAGCGTGGCATTGCCTGCTGTCGTGTTCGTGATAGTTGCTACACCACCGTTATAAGTAATCGTCCGACCAACGTCCGCAGTCAGGAAGTAGCTTGAGGATGATGTCGCTGTGATTCCTGATCCTGTTAATGCAGATAGCGTCAGTGTGCCAGTAGGGTAGTCACCTATCTCCTCAAATGGTTCTGTGATGAATGGCGTGTTGATCAGGTTCCAGCGGTTGTCCTGGAAGCGTTGCAGGCGTTGCGGATAGACTTCTGAGTGTGTCAGGAAGCATGTATCCGACTTCTGCGAGTAATCTATCTCACGCAATCTAGCCTCTGTGTACGGGGACACAATCTCATACGGTACGCCAGGCGATGCTTCGATGTAGGCACGGTTCATCAGGAAGCGAGCATGTATGTCCCCTAGCTCCACCACATAGGATTGAGCTTTGGAGTACACGAACCTGACCAGACGGGATATCTTGGATGCGTTCTTTGTTGTTGCAATGTACCGAGTCCCGGGCCTACGTTGTGCGCCTCCCTGTACCGAGATTAGGCAGTTCTCCATCGTTGCTACGCCGTTGTTCCACTTAGCCACATCCATGCGGCCTTTAGAGATTTGTGGAGACAGTTCCCCGGCGCTGAAATTGGTGGAGATGAAGCGGACGTTAGCCATTAATAGCGGCCTGTAATGAAGCTGAAGTCATCCGACATCGGTTGACTTGGGTTCTCTTGCGAATCTATTGACCTTGCCACCATAGCCATGCGCTCATACTCAGTACGCATCTGGTCACGGAGAGAGGCGGATTGTGTAATGGGGTAAGCGAGTTTCCACATCATGCGGGCGATCATCAGCTCGATTAATTTACTGTCCCATGTTGCTTCTACCTCGTTGCGGTAGATGTATTCAATGGGCAACTGTGTTCCAACGGTCAGGATATAACCATCTTCAATGCGGAAGTCCAGGCAATTGAGTGAACCTACAAGGTAATCACCGATGGAATATAGGCGAATGAAGTCTGCGGGTAGTTTGAATCGAGATGCGTAGGCATAGATAGGGGCCGTTGAATCAGGGGCAAGGATAGCGCGGGTCATGGCACAGTTCCAGAAGCCTTCACGTAGCAGGGAATCACGTTCCTGGGGGTAAAGGTTAGCGCATAACTGGATGATATCGTTGTTATTGCCGCTAGGAGTGAATGAGGCTATTGGCCCTTTTCCGAACTGGAGCAGTGCAGAACTGCATATTGAAACTTTGTCCATTGTTATTCCCCATGAAAAAGGGCAAGCCGTGAAGCCTGCCCCTTGATATTACAACGTTTCACCTACTTAAATCAAGGAGATACGAACTCAAGTTCAATACGAATCGCCTGATTTGCCAATGGTGTAGCACCACCGAAGGTAAGGAACACTTCTGACTCTTCCGGTACAGTATAGAACTGACCGCCAGTAGTCTTGGTGCCTGTCACAACGGACTGTGTTTGCGCAGTAGCGATAGATGCATTTGTTACATACGCAGTTGCATCGGACGCGACCTTCGTTGCATTGTTACGCAAGCCCACTGACAGCGTGGTGGAAGCTGTACCGACTGCACTTGAAATAATAACCTCAGCAGATATACGAGCGCCCATTGGAAGAACAATGCCTGTGCCGGCAGTGTCACCGTTAGCGCCAGACCAAACAGCAGGTGTGTCGATGAACAGCTTGCGAACTGGGTTGAATGAACCGGCAGTAGTCTTTTGACCGGCAATCTGTGCAACCTTTGTACGGGTTGCGGTGTTTAAATCAGCCATGATAATTCTCCGTAATTAGGTTAGATGAATGAGATCGAAACGACTTTCTTTTCGTCTTGACGACCTGCACCATAGGAAGCGGCATAACTAACCTGCCATGAATCCTTCTTGTCATTACGAATCGAAACGCGGCCTTCTTCAAAGCCCCAGCCGAAGTGAATACCTGATTTAGCATAGGCAACTGTGGTCTTAGTACCGGCCACGTTACGGATGCGCTCGTAAGGAATCCACTCGAAACCCATCCAGTGACCGCTGATTTTGCCGGTCTGTAGCATCTGTGTTGCCATGAAGTCAGCAGAAGTCAACTGAGTATCAGACATGATCGATGCCATTGCGGTTGAATCGTAGAGCATGAACAGTTCTTCACCGTCATTCTCATCCGCTTCATTCGCACGCAGGATAGTCTTAGCCTGGATGATCTTGGCCTTGGTGAACGCTGTACCACCTGCTGCGATCAACTGACCAGCTGGCAGCGTGTAGGTTGTCACACCGTTTTGGGCAATGATCGGGTCAAGTGCTGCGCTGTAGATGATGTCATCAATCTTACGGTTACGAGCAGCAATCAGCGTGTCCATGTACTGACCGCCTGTCGCTGGGTTCACGATCATTTTTGCAACGTCTGCACGGTCTACAGGCAATGCTTTGTAGAAGTCGCGCATAACCACGTTGCGGGCTGTGTGGTCGATATCGTCCCACAGCGTATCGCCGTGGCGGGTGATGTTTTCCTGCATTTCAACCGATGCCAGGTTAGTGATGGTAAAGGACGAACCTAATACCTGACCACGATCTGTAACGGTCTTGCGTAAACGGGATTCTTTTTGTTGGGCGGCTAGACGAAGTGTCTTGTCCCACTGCGTGATAAATTGGGTGCTGACTGAATCAGACATGATCGGACTCCTAATAAGTAAAAAGTGTTTAGTTTTTTGCCATTAGGTGAACCGGTAACCGGGCCTGTTGCTTGGCTTGCTGACTTACTGCAAGTGATCTCTCAGTCATAAGAGGCTTACGCGTGAATGTAGGGGATTTCTTACACTGTGTCAAGCGCTGAATGATGGTTGGTACAGGTACGGAGAATCGAACTCCGATTGACTGGATGAAAACCAGTTGTTCTAGCCGTTAAACTATACCTGTATGGCGCCCAATAGCGGAATCGAACCGCTGTAACAGGATAGACAATCCCGCGTAATAACCTCTATACGAATTGGGCATGGCATAAGTATACGTGAAAATACCCCAATTAAGGGGTATCGTCACTAAGGAAAGGAGCAACACAACTTGAAGTCATAGCCATCTTATATCCGAGTAGGCGCGGTTCACTACATTCTGTTACTTGCCGCCGGAATCGAAATAATCTTTCACCTTCTTCGAGATAGCCGCATGCTCAGGGTGTTTGGCATCCATATATCCGGGGTGAGCCATCAGGGTATCAATGCTGGATGTATTGCCTGGGGTCTGACTTGGTGGTGTGTCCTCAGTCATCTCAAGGCCTAGCTTGTGCAGTATCTGCATCGCTACAGGGCTGTTTCCTATCTCGCGCAATACCTCGCCTTCATCGAGTCCAGTAGATGCAGCCAGGTTGCGAGCTGCCCGCAATGCCACAGCAGAATTATCAGCCAGCTTGTCACCCCATATCCCCTTAATAGTCTCAAGCCCTACCGCTGCCTGTTCCTCAAAGGATGGCGCACCACCAATGCCTAACTCTGCGACTTCTGCCTTGAACTGTGTCAGCGCGAAGTCCATTTGCTTCTGTGTCATACCGGCATCGTGTGCAGCCTTGAAGAATCCAGCTTGCTTCTCAGGGTCGATAGGCAGGTCGAAGCCTTCCGGCACTTTGTATTCCTCTGGCGTCTTAGGGCGAATATCGCCTGAACCCATGCGCTTCTCAAGATTGGCGCGGTGTTCGTCTACCTTGGCGAAAGTCGCTGTTATATCGATCTCCCCATCTTCGCCCTTGACGATGTACTTTTCCGGCACCTTGCTTACATCCCAAGCCTCCTGTGTAACGGCTGCTTCAAGGGCTGATGGTGCTGGGGTCTCCGTTGTTGCTGCTGGTGTTTCAACGGCTGGAACCTCTGCGGCTGGGGTCTCTGCTACTGGTGCATCTACTACGGCTGTATCGGTCATTGCTGTTGCTCCTGTATGTCGGCATCTACGACACCGTTATGGATATTGATCTGTACTACTATCTCGTTAAGTACCATGCCTGCGCCTGCGTTACTGAATGTTTGCAGTACAGCATCTATGCCGCCCTTGGTCACTGGTGGTCTGGTGTATTTGGCTACGAGGTATTCAAGGATGGCGACACCGCGCTGGTCGACGGTGAATATATCATGGAAGTATTTAGCGAGTAACTCGCGTTCTATTGTCATAGGTTTCCTCTATGTTGGTGCCGGGTTTATCTGACCCCGTATTATACGCCCGGCTTCGGGTTGAAACCCACTTGCGTGGACAGATTCTTGTGATACTATCGAGTTTTCAATGAAACTGGAAAACTATCATGTTTATCAATTTACTTCTTATCGCTGCATCAATCCTTGGCTCTATCCTGCTAATTACTACTGTTGCTGCGTTTGTAGTATCTAAGTCAGAGACTAGGGGATAAAAAATCCAACTGATACCTCGGCAGTAGCGGCTGCGTTTAGCGTAATAGTGAATGACCCAGCAGCAGCTACTACGCATTTTATCCCGGTAGCCGTTGTGTCGTTTGTCCGTAAGATACAATCAATTACGGTGTTTATGTCAACCAGACTGTTGGTTATTGTTACCGCAGTGCCAGCAGCAGCTATGTTGACAGCACCTACCCTGCCATTTATTGTTTGATCTCCAGTGACTCCAGTAGGTGTTATGTATCTTTTCTTTTGAATAAGGACGTCTTGCATGATATCTCCTAGACTACTGGGGTGATTTTGTTGGCGGTGGCACGAAGCAATGGCACAAGCACGGCCTGACCTGTGTCGTTAGGGTGAGCGCCATCGTCGCTATATCCTGTTTGGAATCGACCAGGTGACTGATGCATAGCTCTAATGTCGCAGACATAGACACCATTCTCCTGACCGAATCCTAATGCAAAGTTATCAAGGTCTGTATATATCCCCTGTATTGTTCCAGACAACGTAACGTTAGCGCCCGGCATGGTGGTGCAAAGTATCAATCTTCCGCCATATCCGCTAACTGTTTCTATGACCTGAGCTGTAATCGCCTTTTGTTGGGCCGCTATTGCCGCTGTCATGCTTGTTGCTGTCTTCGGACTTCCGTCATTAATGGTACTAACCGACCAGCAAACAATCGTTGGCTGAAACTCGTTCAAGGTATCAAGCAGGCGGCCAAGAAAGTTACTTGTCAAATCGCCTGACTGTCCTCCGTTATAGTGAACAATCTTATTCCCTGATTTGGCAAATACTTGTTGCATCCATCCACAAGTGCCTGTTGCTCCTATGCCTTGGAACGTTGAATCGCCATAACTGGCTACTGATATTACCTTGCCGCGCCAATAGAACTTGATGATAGGCATCAGCATGTTTGATGATAAGTTGTCAGTCTGCACAACCCAATTTGCAGGTGTGCTAGTTCGGTCAGAGCCTGCTTGAGTGAATGATCGGCATATTCTACCGCAGAGTGATTCGTATGCAGTTCCGAAGTTTAATGCATCTGCGTAATATCCCATATTAGCTGCGGGGGCAGCACCCAAGAATAGGCTAACCATAAACAATGGTTCAGCCCCAGGCACATCAAAACGGGCAATGCTCTTGCAAGGGATTACGTCAGACCATGTTATTTGCTGACCGACAAATAGGTTGCTTCCTTTAACCTTGTGGTTAAGCGGCAGGTTGAGTGTGGCATTACCGCCGAATGTGACGTTCTGCCACAAAGCATCATCACGAACGCCGCCGGTTGTTGGAACGCCCTTACCTACTACCAATGCGTCAGATGGAGCTACTGCAACCTTTATGCCCGTGGTTGTTGCTGCAAGTGCCGAGTTAAGGAATCCTATCTCAACCGCGTCATAGTGTTCAGGAACGCTAATCAATGTGCGCCAGTTGGAATTTGCTGATAATGCGCCTGTAGTGTACGGAGGTTGCGTAAGGGTAGCACCAGAAGACTTGCCTCTAGTCGTTACCCCACCTATTGGACTAACAACGCCAGTCTTTAGATTTACATAGCCAGCCAGAGAGCCGTCTGCGTTGTATGCGCCAGTTATGTAGCCACCTGGGTTAAGGCTGACAAAATACCCAAGAACTGGATCAAAAACTATGTTCATGCTCATTATGCGGCCTCTGGTTGTAATACTGCTTGGGTTGCTTGTGCTTCGACTGCTTCTTCCTGTGCTGCCTGTTCTTGGTCTTGCTTGACCTGCATGTCTAACTGACGCTTCTCTTGCAGTTCTTCCGGGCCTCGCAATAGGGTACTTGGTACTCCGAGGGCCAGTCCTTTCTCGTATTGAGATTCGTCTACCTTGATGTTATCCCACACTGTGGGGTCTTGTTTAGCCGCTGCAAGTTGACCTATGCCGGCCATGAACACATCGATAGCGTTGACTTCTTCCATCTTCTGGCTGCGTGCCAATGGAGATATATAGCGAATAGTGTAGTCTTTACCGAGCAAGCCCTCTGGTATAGGCCCCAGTTCTTCTTCCAGCGCACCAGAACGCAACGCAATGCCGAAGCAACGCTCTATTACCACTTGTAAGTACTCAGGGTTCTGACGCGATAGGATAGGGCTTAACAGTGTTCTAACCTGGTTCACGTCCCGTTGTATCTCTGTGGCTGAACGTACCGGGCCACCAGCGGGGGTGAGTTGGTCTGTCATCATGATTCTACGGATTTGCTGGCGCAGGTCATCAGCCTTGGCGAATGACCTGCGCC